ATTTGTTTAAATTATTTAGCGAGGTAAAAGTAGTTCCAGTGCCTACTACTTTATTTGACCCCGCAGCTACAGTAGCAGTTCCTGTTAAGGCACTCCATACAGCATTTGTGTCTGTAGGGTCATAGATGCTTAAATCCTGCCAATAAAATAGATTAAGTGCTTCATCAAAATCTGCTTTAATAAGTTTCAAGGCAGAAGAGCCGTGGTCTAAAACAACATAAGCTACTCTAGGATTACCTCCTGGAATTCCAGGAAAGTTAGTCCCAAGAGAGTTTATTGCACTACAATCAAGAGTATACCCAGAAGTTAATGAGACAGTTTCGTCACTTCTAAATTTGCTAGGAGCAAGAACTACATTTTCACCTGAATCATTAAATTTAAGTATTCCTGCACTATACTCTGTCCAAGTTCCTGGAGTTGCTGTGTTATCCGCTGAAACAGACACATGACCTACATTTGTATCAGATCCACTTAAATAGTAGCTCTGACCTCCGTCGGTAACCACATCATTCGTGGAATATGTTACACTACCTGTAGTATCATATGCTCCCCGTATAGCTCCAAGAATGCCGGTTTGATTAGTAATATAAGGAAAATGAGTAGTTAAACCTTCAGTCTGAAGCCCTTTAATTCTATTTACATTATCACTGAAGGGGTCGTCTACAAGATAACGTGCAGTTATCCAGTCCGATCGCTTTCCAGATATAGAAATAGCCTGTACTCTAAAAAAATAACTTCCGTCTGGAACGTTAGTAAAAGTATAATTTCGTGCTCGTTTTCCTGCATTTACAGGACTTTCAATTCCGGGAACATTATGAACTATTTCAAACCCATCTAAATATCGAGTAGTTTCTTGTAGTTCCCCGCCCCCTACATCTACTAAAGCAGGATAATCCCATTCTATTTGAAGTTCTTCATCGGGACGGGAGGCATCGGAAGTTTGCAATACACGAATTTGTGTTGGAGCAACAGCAAATTCTGGCTCTGTAGGAAAGACATCATTTGGTAAGTCTAATATTGAATCTGGATTGTCTACGTAGGCATATTTGTCATTTGTATGTTCTACTGCACTAATACTATATATATTTTTATCGTCTTGAGCTATACTGAGTACTTTATAAAGGTCTGCAGAGCCAGCAGTAGGAGTTCCACTCTCTGTTTCTGTGATTACCCAGATTGAATTAGCGGTTGGAGTCGTACTAAAACTTGCGGTAAGACTAGTAACATCTGACTGATTATTACTAATAGACTTGCTTTCGACATATGAATCCTCTTTCCAAGTAGTGGGTAAAAATTCTCCGCCTGTTTCTTTAGTCCACGCATTAGATGCTTTAGCTTCAGTATCTACAGTTTGTAATGTTCGAGTACCATTATTATTATCATCTACCCAAGCACGAGTTATTCGTTCTCCTCTGGTATAAGTTTCTTCATTAGCATCATCAGCCGCATTTCTTATATTTACAGTACCTTCTCCGACATAAAAAGCAGCAGGTTCAGTTATAATTACAGCCAATTCGTAGGTTGAGGAACCTAGAGTAACCGGTCTGTCTAAAGTAACATTGGTACTCGTTGCGCTTGCAATTCTACCACTAAATTTTGCTCCATATCGAGCAGTATCTTGTACCTGTATGATATCTCCAGGACGAATAAAAGCACCCTCTAATGCTGTTTTAAAAGATATAATCTCAGTTTGGCCTTGAGCGGTAAAAAGCTTCCATTTTCCATATCTTTGTGCTTGGCCTTCTGAAGTACAACCAAAGGCAAAGGCGTTCTCTTTTATTATGCGCCCTTCTCTTACTATAGAGGCTCTATCCTCTATTACAAGAGTGCTCTGTTCATAGTTTAATTCCGGGTCATTCCAAGTAACAACAACTTGGTTTGTCTTTGTTTTTTGACCAGTAGTTTCGTAACTAAATGCTCCATCAAGTACATTGGCTCTAGAAAAGTTATAAACTGGGTCTCCTGGGGCATCGAGAATTGTAGTCATCTTTCCATCCATCCAATATATTAAGGATGTAAAAATGGTAGACATATCTTTTAAAACTTTGTATACGTCAGTAGCTTTCGATAAGTATAAGTTTGCTGTAAAGCGAGGCTCAGTACCTCCTTTTCCATCGTCTACTAACTCATCACAATATTTAGAAATTCTATACAGAGCATAAAGGTCTACATCGTCTTCTTTTATCCATTCTCCTGCACCAAAACGGTCATTAACAATTATATCGTAAAATACCCAGGCAGGGTTATTTGTATAAAATCGAGATTGAGACATAGTGCCATCCCAAAAGTCAGGATAAGTAGCATCTCCTGTACTCGAATAGTCTCTGGGTATATATCCATTAGGTACGTGCACCCGCATACCTCGCATCTCATAACTTCTTTTAGGAACAGAACTATACTCACGAGAGTCTAAAAAAATTCCTACATGAGCAGTATGAGGATACGAAAATTTATCTCTATTTATAGCTGTAATATTACTTATAAATGATGTAGAATCACCCGCTTCAAGCTCTTGATCGTCTCCTGCATCTTGTCCTTGGGATAAGCACGCTCGTCCCTTATGTCGAGTAAGTCGAGTAATTCGTATTTCAAAATCCTCAAAAGGCTTAATAAACTCTAAGTCAATAAAATGCTCAAAAGATATCGCACTTTTATTTTTTGCTGTGTGATTTATTTGCCCAACAGTTGTGTCTCCCCCGTCACTAAAAGCATTTTGCCATTCATTAAACGTACTGGCGCCAGGTGCTTTTTTTCGAATTTGAAATAAATAAATAGCAGTATTTGTAGTTTCTTCTCCGTCTTTTTTACTTATTGCATACAAAGAGTTATAACTAATACTTACTCTTACTTCATCAAGTAAAGGAATGCTAGATTCAGCTACTCCAAAATCCGTTGCAGAAATAATTGTGGGAGATATGGCTCCTTCAGTAGCAATACTCTCTCCTTCAGGATAATTACCTCCCTCGTACCTTGGGAATGGGTCTCCTGCGGGAGTGTCCGACTTTGGGACTTTATTTTCAGGAGTACCTGACTGTGAAGCATTCCAAGCAGCGACATTAAGCTGTTTTAATTGCTGGGGAGTAGCATCTTGAGGATTGCCCGTATAAGAAGAGCCTCCTCCTACACCGTTTAGTTCTACAATTGGATCTTGTATGGTCGAGCCGTTTCTAAACTGTACTTTTACTTTTTGTACTGAAGGAGCATCTGCGTCAGGATTTTCCGCATCTGGTTGTATTGAGCCAGAAATATAATAAGTATATGGACTACTTCCATTAGCTCCTAAAGATGGACCACTTGTAACTGTAATACTGTCTACAGCGATGCTTGAAATTTCTAAAGTTTCTAGTAATTGAACTTTGTAATCTTGATTTTGAACAATAATTGCAGTATCATACTGAGGATTTAAAGGAGTGAACGTCAATTTAGTTCCGTCTAATTTTCCTTCTCCTAGTAAGTATACTTGATTACTTTCATCAGTTGAAACAAGCGCAATAACTTTATTTAGATTATCTTCAGTAGTATAAGCACTTGTAAAACTAGCATCTCCTGTTATAGTAAAAACTCCACTATTATTTACAGGAGTTCCACTTTTTTCAATACTTCCTCCTCTAATTACTAGATAATTCGTGTTATTAGGAGTACCTACATATTTACCTGGTATATTAGAGGATAAGGATCCTGTAGTATCTGAAGTACTTGTGAATTCAATTTTACCATTTAAGGGAGCATACGGAGCATCGGGGTTTAAAGGGCGAGCACGATTATTATTTAAATATACAGAAGATTCTCCGTAAAGAAGTCCTTCTACTGGTCCTTCACAGATAGCATCATGAATAAAAATATGTTGCTGGTTACTTTTTACTGGTGTAGTCATAAATAATTCTCTATTTTAGCTTTAGTCTTTATCGTAGCCATATGCTTTCCAGGGTCCATAGTTGCCAAAGGTGCCCCCATTACTGTACGTGTTTGAAAATACTCCCTCTTTATTTCTAACTTCAAAGCCTACTGGTCTACCTGGTACTCTTAATTGTCCATAAACTACAGGCACTGGGTCTCCTTCTATAACATTTTGTTCTGCTCCCTGAAATAAATAGCTTGTTTCTTTATCATTATTAAAATCATCTACAGAAGGATCGGGAGCCATCATCTGCTGTATTCCTGTAAGTGCTAAGTTTACTGCTAGTGACGCAGCAACTAAACCTGCTGTTGTTAAGCCATAGGAAAACGTTGCGGCATATGGCCCCACTGAAGTTAAACTAGTAGTAATAAAGAATTCTCTAAGGCCGGGGGTTAACATAATTGCTACAATTGCTATTGCTGCAAGTATTTTTCCTAAACCACTTTTAGAGCCTGCGGGCTGTGGAGAAATATATACATCCCCTTCGCCTAACGAAAGAAGCAACTCTTCTTCATCCTGTAGAGCTTCATCTCCTACTTGGCATAGAAATCCAATATCTTTTTCATGACATTCCATAAGATATTGTCTCATCTCTGGAAAATTACACTCAAGATTTCGAAAAACATCCGCAGTAGTCTTGGCCTTAATAGTAAACTCAGAGCCAAATTTTTCTGCCATTTCTCCGTCTAAATAAACCTTACGAATCATATCTATAAACTCCTGCTAAATATTTTACCCACAGAGCATTTAAGGGCTCTCTACAAGACAAACGATGTTCTGCATGGTGAAAGAAAACGTTGTTTCCTATATAAATACCACAATGATTTGGAACATCTGATTGAACTTGAAAAAGTAATACATCATTTTTTTCTGGATTCTCTACTTTTTTAAAATTCCATTCGTTCATTCTTTTTTCCGAAAAATAGTTTAATCCTTTTTCCCACCAATTATCTTCAAAAGGCTCTCGTTTCGGAATAAATATATTTTCTTTCGCCAACCAATCTCTAGCTGCTTCAAAACAATCTGCACTTCCAAAACTGTATTCTCTTCCTATAAGAGGATGACTAAGTTTTTGTGGTTCTACTATATTTAAATCCATTTCAGGATAGCTAAATATCCAATAAGGTATTCCTAATGCATTACAGTAGTTCGTGTCGGTAATACTAGGCTCATTGCTTGCATCCGGATGACTATGCACTATTGCCAGAATATCACAACG